TGGTTTACTTAAATCCACTTTATACATACCATCTTCGGTTTTACCCGTGTCTTGGCCCGCTGCTTCAAGTACTTTTTCTTCCTTTTCTGCAGCAGTTGGTGTTTCGTCAACTACGACGTCTTTATTTTCTTCCATGATAAAATATTATAAAAATGTGTTTGCAGTTTTTATTTAGGCTCAAACTGCTCTAAGCCAAATCCTCCCAAGTTATCAAATCCTGCGGATTCAAACTTTTTAGGTGGTTTATTATTTTTTCTTTGATCAATTAATTCTGATTGTTGAGAAGCTTGTATTTTTGTTCTTTCATCTTTCCTATCTTCTTTAAACTTCTCTTTATCTTTAATTACATTTAAATCAGCGTCTTTAAGTTGCATGTTCATTTGGAATTCTTTTTCCATTAACATCATTTTAATTTCTGCTTCTTTTTCTAATTTTTGTGCATCTAGTTGCGCTTGCATTTGTGCTAATTGCCCTTTACTTTCAGTTATTGCTTGTTGCTTTTGAATATCCGCTTGAGCCGCTGCTTGAGCCGCTTGAGCATTAGATTGTGCTTGCATTTGAATATTTTCCTGTTGTATAGCTCTATCTTGTTCAGCTTTTTGTCTTCTTCTTAATTTTAATAACTGGTTAGCAAGCTTTAAATTTCTTATTTCTCTAATGTCAATAGCATCTTCTAAATTAATTTGTTCTTTTTGAAGTGAAACCTGTATATTATTTTCAAGCAATTGTTTTTCTTCTTCATCAGGAGTTAACTCTAAGAAAATCCCAAAATCGTGAAGTTGCAGCTTTTTAACTTCATCTAAAGCTCCTACATTAGATTTACCTATAGCTTGTATAAAAGATTTTCGCGTTGGGCTAAATTCTAATACATCTGATATCCTAAGCGATATTGCCTCAGCCGTTTTTAGTGTAAGATATAATCCTCCTTGTAATATGTGTCTTGTTGCTGTGTTTGAATTTGCAGCAGCAATTTTTTGTAATCCTACTAAAGCATTTTTATCTGGTGTTGAACCATCTCTTGCTTCGTTTAATCCAGTCACATCTCTTATCATTTGTAAATAATAATTATATGAATTAATTAAACTTGATATTTTAGCATTAGACCCAGATGATTGTAATTCTTGTACAGGAACCTTGCCATTGTTAAATTCGCCATCTTGTGTCATTGATCTACCAATAACAGAACCTGTTTGGAAATACATATTTAATGCTTCTTGCGCATTATAATTAGTTCCATTGCCTAAATCTATTTCTGCAATACCATCCGCATCTAAGTAAACACCATCAGGAACCATTCTTGATAATACCTGTTGTAACTTTAAATGTGTTAATTGAATCATATCTGCAAACGTTGTCATTCTGCTTACAAGAGATTCAACTCTACCTTTATATATTCTTGGTGCTACAATATTATAACTAAACTGAGCTTTAACTGTATCTGACTTTGGTCTTGTCATGTTTTCAGCTAATTGCCATTTTAATAATTTATTAGTACCAACTATTTTAGCACCTTCATAAATTACCTCTATTGTTCTTGATTCTTTAGTAAATCTACTTCTAGAATCTTTTGGAGGATTAAAGCTATCATCTTTTTTAATAGCTTTCGATGCTCCCGACGAAGTTTCTTTTATTTTATGTACTTGATCTCTATATGTTTTATACTCAAAATACAGTACGTATACATGAGAATTATCTTCGCTGTCATTACCCGCATATGACTTATTATATAACTTAGCATTTGTTCCTTGCCCTTCAACATCTCTTCTTATATCTTCATCTGTCAATTCAGGATATTGCTTTTTTAAATCAACCACAGATACTTTTCTAATTTCTCCTACATAATATATATCATCAAAATGTGGCGACTCTGTATATGAATAAACTAAATCAGCCGGGTCTACATACTTTATATTAATCCCCTCTGATGTTGTGTATTCATTTTTAACAGCTCCCATACCTATAACAGCTATATCGTAATCTAATCTTTTCTTTATTAATTCATATTTATTATGATCGAATACATTATTAATAGCCTCCTCTTCTGCTATTTCAATAGAATCTTTATAATCAAGTTGCATGTGCAGCTGTAATTCTTCTTCGTTTTCAGGCAACGTGTCTGGGTCGTTTTCATATAAATTAATTCCAAATTCATTAAATACAGAATCTGAAAATTGTCTTGTGCGCATATCTTTTAATAAAGATTCTACATATTTAGTTCTTTTTTGAACTGATGCTGGATCTTGTGAATACGCTTTTACGTCATATGTTCTTTCTGCAATACCATTTACCACAATATCTACAAACTTAGGTATAATAGGAACAGGTTTCCAATCTATGTTTAAATATGATAAATCACCGTTAATAGATAATTCGTCTTTATATTTCTGTATTGACTGTTCACCCCTAGCATATAATCTTAAACGGTGAAAATTGTCTCTATTAGCGTAATACCTAGCCGTACCAGAATCTCTTTTAAACCATTCTGATTCAACTGCTCTTGCAATCTCTAAACCATATTTTTCACTTGCTTTTTCAGCATTTGAAACCGCTTGGCTTGGGAATACACCTTTTGGTAATATATTCATCTATTTTATTATTTTTGAAATACTTCCTTTGTTATTATATTTTTTAAATCCAAAATCTAAAACCTTTGTTTGTTTTAATTGCTTTGGTTGATACAAATGCCTATTGCAAGCCATCACGGCAAGACCGGAACTTATTGCGGCATCATGTTTTGTTCTATTATTTATGTTAAATTTAGACCAATCGTTTAACGTTGCATTGAAATATATATTACCATAATCTCCATTTTCCTGTAATCCTACATATTTATCTATATATGATTCAATTGCTGCAGCGTGAATTTGTTTCATATCTTCAGATGAGTTAGGTATACCACCTATTTCTTTTTCAGCTGTTGATAATTTATTTATTGTTTTATCTGGACGATTCATAGAATAACCTCTATATCCTCTTCTTTTTAAATAATACAATAATCTCGGTTTGTTGTTTTCTGCTAGTATTGGCATTCCATAAAATACTAATGCCATAAGTACATCTTCAAAAAACATCTCAGCGGTTTGAGGCCTAGCTATATATTCTAAAAAGAATGAATTAGCAGGTGCATCTTCCATACTAAATACTGTTAATCCGTGTAATGCTCCTTTAGATCCTCTACCATCTGTTGTACCCGATATATCATATGAGTCACAACCAAAAGCCCCTATATGTTCATTGCCTGGATGCTTACGCCCATTTTTTAGTATTACGCGGTTTTGAAGATTATAACTAGGAACCCAAGATATATTAAATCTTCCTTTTGGATCTGGCGTAAATATTACTCTCGAATCTTTAATACCATTTTCCCATTGGAAGTTACCTTTAGATACAGCTCCAGACGCCATTGTTCCGTCATTGTAATCTATTTGTTCGTATATCTTTTGTAAATTAAATATACTATTCTTTGTTTCATCTCTGAACGCGTGTTCTTCTGTTCTTGGGAATTGTCTATAAAATTCATTTAATCCATCTGAATCATTTTTTAATCCATCTGCTTCATTTTCCCAATGTTCTATTACTCCAACATCGATTTTATCACCGTGGGGTCCTTCGACAGGAGTTCCGGGCGTATCGAATACAGGTAATCCAAAAGAATCAATGAATCCCTCGTAGTTCCATTCCATAGGTATGAACAAACTATATAATCCTGAGCTAGTCTGTCCGTTGCGGTTTCTTTTTGTAACGTCTGAGTCATTGTATAATTTTTTAAAGTTATCTCCACCCTTATCTAAGGAGTTTGAAGTAGATCCCATCATACACTTTCCTATAATCCTACTTCCTAGTCTCAGCGTTGTTTTAGTAACACGCCAGTTGTTTAATATATTATCTGGTCTTTCCCATTTGCCAGATTCATCGTGAACAAGTAATCTTAACTTTTCACCATCATAAGAGTTATCCCCTGTGTTTTTCCAGTCTATTGTTGTATCGAGCCCTTCGAGCGTCCCTGTGGGGGACTTGGATGCGGTTGTACTGGTGATGGACTTTCTTGTGAGTTTGGATGCGGGGACACGGTAGGCCAGCTCTGTCTTGGGGCGGTCCATTCCGTCTTGTATTGGTTTGAAGAAAAATGGGTAGTGGGTTGATATTGGTACGACCTTGTCGGTAAACATCTTCTTTGCATCGCTACCAGTCTTCGATAAGATTCCGAATCTAGCGTCGGAAGTGATTGTAGCTTGATTAACTGTTTCGCTGCTCGACATGAAGCTAAATCCAGACCGTCTATTCTTAAGGTAGCAAATTCCATAGCATCTATTATCTGCCTTGCATGCCTCCCAGAATATGAAGAATAATCTGTTTGCTTCTCGAAAGTCTGGGTTCCCAACATCAATCTTGGACCATTGCAAGTAATTGTAATGAGAGCCAGTAATATAAGTGTTAATCCCTTTATTACGGAACCAGTAACCTTCTTCCCTTCTAGTAAATTCTTTATCAATGTAATCATGCCACTTGTTTTTAAAATCTTCCGGATATGTTTGCCAGTCGAATATAGTTTTTATATTTTTTAATTCTTTAGGATACTCTGTAGCAATCCATTTATCATGCTTGCTATACACGTTTTCCGCAAGAGGCAAAGCAATTTTAAGATTTTGTATTTCGTATATATCTCCTATCTTACCTGTTTTACTTATAACAATTACATCGTGTTCTTTGTTATAACCATATTCCCAGTACTTCTTTTTATTTAACCTATGTATTGTTGTACGCTTAATAGGTTCAATAATTTTATATAATGTCTGCTGATATGGCATTATCTAGATCTTTTTTCTGCAAATCCTTTAAAAGCTTCATTCTTTTCTTGAGGCTTATTTTCAAGCATTGCTTTTTCAGATTCAATCCTATTTAATATTTCAAAAGCATCAAAGATAGCTAATTTTTTTGTAGCTGCTGCGTTTTTTAATCTATCTGCTGCTAGTTCATCTGCTGCGTCTTCAACTATAATTTCTTCTTCAGCGACTTTGATTAACTCTTTTACAGCTTTATAACCAGCTAGTATTATAGAGTTTTTCTGTTCCTTTGTGTTCATACTTTATTGAAATATCATTTAATTTTATTCTATATAACCTTTTATCACCAACTATAAACTCAAATTCTGAATATGGTGTAAAACCTATTAACTCACCTTCTTTTACAAAATCTGTGCCGTCTGTGTAAACTACAATACCTTTTAATGGTTCTTCTTTGTTTTCCCATTTATCTTCTGATTGTATAGGATTTACAAAACAATATCCCGGCATTGCTATCCAATTGTTATTTCTTTTGTACATGTACACTTGATCTAAGTAACAAAAATACATATCTTCTTTGAAATAATTACCACTATTTTTTTCATTTCCTCTTACATCATAGAATCTTCTAAATATATTATGATGTACTAATACTTCGTCAGACTCGCGTAGAGGCGTTTTAAACGCTCCTGGAAGAGCTTTTACTGTAGCTTCTTTACTTACATACCTATGGTCACTAATCGACGTGTTTAGGATTAAGTTTTTATCGGATACTTTTTTGGTGTTTTTATAGCGGTTTTCTTTTGGTTGTATTATTAAAGCGTATGGGTTATTCATAATCTAAATTATACTCTACACTTATTCCCATGTTCTTATTAAAAGATTTCCAAAGTAACACTTCTTTATTCTTTTTAATATATATTTCATAGTCTGTAGACTTTTCAAGTATATTAGTTATTGTATGATTTCCATAAACTTCTTGACCAATTTGATAGTGCATTGCATTATCTTTATAGTCTCTTCCTATACTAATCTTCCTTATTAGTTTCATTTGATTCAATTTTATCTATCTCACCGGTTTCAACATTTATATTGCATTTGCCGTATATTTCTTCTAAACCAGCTTTCATAGTATTTAATTCTATTTCTAATTGTGAAAACGCATGAGCTAATTTATGACCATTAATAGTATTTAACCCAATTTCGTTTTGTTTTGTAGACATTTTTTCTACTAAAGCTTTTAAATTATCAAGCTCTTTTTTCTTTAATTTCATAAGTTATTGAATTTGATTTAATTGTATTTTTTATATATTACGTGTTTTTAGTTTATTTTGAATGCCATATATACATAAGTGCTTCCTGATGCGTTTAATTCAGTATCAGAACCATTAGCTTCAAAATTAGTTGAATTAAAATTTAACCATTTATCACCACTATTAGTTTGTTCTCCTTGAGTATTATTAGCTTCTATTCTATCATTTATTGGATTACTACCACTTCTTACACTATCAAAAATTAACCAACCACCTGTTGAATTAGATCTTTTAACCATTACCCAGTTAGGTTGAAATCCTAATGAAACCGCGTTACTATTACTACCGCTACCTGAATAACTACCAAACTTACTAAAACCAGTTTTACTTGTAAAACAATACGCTATATACTTGTTAGCTGTTTTATTTGGGCCTGCTGCTGTACCTAAAGTAAATACACTACTTGTAGGTGCAGTATCATTAAATTCTGTTGTAGAATCTTGTCTTGCATCAGTTGCTGATAATCTTAAATTATAATGAGCAGGATAACTACTATCAACCCCTACGTGATACACATACCAAGGATTTGTCGAATCTAAACATTTAAGTATAATTACTTCAGGAACCGCTCCAAGCCCATGCCCGATAGTATGCCCCGCTGTTTGATTTCCAACGTACCTAACAATAGAAAATCCCGCATTTTGATTTACGCTAACTATTGAATTAGAGTTACCATCTGTATTAATTGATGCAGTACCTCCAGCTTTCCAGTTCCAGGAAATATAATTTTCTCCATTAGTATTTAAATCACCCCCTGTAGTTTCTAATGTAAACCCTGTACTAAAAGGCGTTACGCTACCATAAGTAGTAGCAGCACCAGTTGAATTTGATGCAAGCATATTTGTTACGCCCCTTATAGAATCATACCACACTTGCCATTTTCCAGATGTATCTCTTCCTTTGATCCATGTTAAATCTGGCTTAAACCCTGTTGTAATATTGCGCGCTGTTGCAGATCCATTACCTACATATGCTACTGTATTAAAACTATCTGCAAGAGTTGGTGTTGTAGAATCAGGGTCATCTGCAAACGCCATATACATAAGTGTTCCTCCGTTTTGGTTTATAGAACCAGTCGTAGATAATAGTTGAAACCCATTAGATAAAAAATCAATATCACCATTTTCTCCTGAATTTTCTGCTCCAGTTGTGTTGGGATATAAAACTTTATTTCTAGGATTTGATGGGCTTCTTTTGTTATCATATATTACCCATTCATAAGCTGATGTCATGTTTTTAATCATAATAAAAGCAGGTTTAAACCCTGTCACTACCATAGGTCCATTTGCTGAACCGTTACCTGTATATTTACCTATTTTTGAAAATCCTGACACAGACTTAAAAGAGTAAGTAATCCAATCAGCACCTGCAGATGAACTTACAGTTCTAAATGTTGTACTTGTTGCATAAGTAGCGGCATAATCAACTTTTGCATCAGTAGCATTTAAAGTTAATTCATCCCAGTTCCCATCTATTACATCTGTATATAAAAACCAAGAACCAGTACCACTTAGTTTTTTATAAAGCACAGCATCGGGCTTTCCATTTAGTCCATGCCCGATGGTATGTGAGCTGCTGCTTGATGTTGTCCATTTAGCTATAGAAAAACCTAAAGCGTTATTAGCTTGAACCGTAGATGTAATATCACCATCTGTATTACTACTAGTGGTTCCTCCATTTGCCTTCCAGCACCAAGCCACATAAGTTGAACCATTATCGTTTATTTCATTATCACTTCCTACGGTAAATCCAGTTGATGTAAAAGCACTCAATCTTCCACCCCCTCCTGAAACTTCTGCAGCATTACTACTTGAATTTAAAAATTTATAAGCACCTCTTGAAGAATCGTATATATTGTGATTTTCAGCATTTGGTCCTCTTTCTTTTATCCACACAAGATCAGGTTTAAATCCAACAGTAACATTTTGTGTTGAACTATTTCCTGAATAAATTACTGGCTTAAAGTGTAATGATGGTTGTACATTGCTAACTGTAATACTATAAGCTCTATCGGTAGATTGATTTTCGTTATCAGTAGCTCTAATAGTAAAATTTGATGTTGTATCCGCTGATACGTCAGGAGCAGTCCCTGTTATTGCTCCTGTTGTTGCATTTAAACTTAAACCGCTAGGCAAACTACCAGAAATAATTGTATGTGTTATTGCACCCCCATCTGGTTCTGTCGCAACTACTGAGGTATTAACAGTTGCCCCTTCTTCAAAACTGCCTCTGCTACCTGCTGCATGCGTAAATGTTGGCACACCATTATAAGATACCGCATTAGTCGTTGTAGCACTACCCCCGTCAGCGTTACTAATTACTAGTGTATATGTTCCCGCAGATTTAGCTGGTGTTGTAACTGTTATTTGAGTTGCACTATTTAAAGTTACAGATGATGGTATAGTTCCGTCTATAGTACATGTAATACCTGATACAAAATTAGTACCATTTATAATTAAGCTTTGTCCTCCCGCTGGGTCTAAAGCTGTATCATCACCGGGGTAATCTACAGATGAAAACGTAGGTGGAGTAATTGCTGCTCCCCATTCCATTGTACCATCACCTTTTGATTTAAGTACATTACCTGAGCTTCCATTATCTCCTCCTATCATGTGAAGGTTACCTGATTTTAATCTTGTTTGCGCCATTTATTAATTTTTTATTCTGTTTGTATTATACAAAAGCATAATACCAATATACCTTATTGTTTTCATTTGTATTATTTTGATTTGATAAATCAAAATATCCAGTACCTGTATTACTTATAGTAGCAGATTGTTCTGCAGTTGAATCATTTAAATTAGTTGTTTTCCAAGCTCTACTTCCATGAGCTTGATACCATTCTCCTCCTGAATCAAAACTTTTTATATAAATTAATCTAGGTTGAAAAGAACTATTTAAACTAATTCTTTGTGTACTACCATTACCTGTGTATGCACCAAAAGAACTAAAATTTGGGACTTCACACCAAGCGTAACCTATATATTGATAACTACTATGAAAATTAACCGATGGGTCATTACCTAAATATATATATGTATCATCAGCTACTGTTCCATGATGTAAAGTATCAGCCGCACTTGATGCGGACCCGTCACCATTTGGATTATCCATTGTTACTTGATATGGAGGATCTTGATTTCCAACAGCATTGTAATACCAAAAAGTTCTTTTATTTTCACTATGTGATGTTCGCGCTATCATAAATAATTTAGGAGCAGCGGGGAGTCCATGCGCCATTGTTGAGCCCTGCGTGTAATTACCGTTCCATTGCAAAATAGAGAATCCAGTTGTACTATTTACTTGTGCGGTTGAATTTATAGTACCTCCTGAAAGTGTACTAGTTGTACCTCCATTTGCTTTAAATGCAACATAAGTATGAATTCCTCCGTTTGTATTTGCTTGCCCAGAGTTTTTCGCAGTAAACCCACTCGAATCTAAAGTAACACCACCAGAAAAATCTTCATCAGCACCTGTTGTATTCCAAGAAAACATTCTATTACCTCTTGTTGAATCCATTATTGAGCTATGATCTGCAAATACAGTTTTAATCATTAAAAGATCCGGCTTAAATCCAGTGTTTATAGATTGTGTGCCAGGCCTGTTACCTGTATACGTTCCTATTGCTAAATGAGATGTATTTGTTCCTGTAAAAGGCGCAATTCCTGAAGAAGCTCCTGTGCTTAGTAAAGATTTATTAACTGCCATACGTTATAATATCAGCTTTATTTGTTAAAGCATTTATTTCGTTTTCTTTTGTTTCAAGTTCTACAAATAAATTATTTCTTTCTGTTGTTATTTCAGAAGGTATATCTATATTTCTTTCAGATTTTCTTAAAATATACCAATCCGTTTCTTCAAGTTTTAAATTTAATTTCTTTTTTAAATCATTTATTTGCATTTCCTTTAACTCTTCTACTGTTTGCGAAAATTCTATATCGTTAACAGTATAAGTAAAAACCTCATTATTTTCATCCCAAAATATATCAGATAATTCCTGTGTTCTAGAATTATAATCAGGAATTACAACATCATAAAAACCGTATGATTTTATTTCTTCATCTGATAATTTACTAAAATTACCCATTACTCCTTTCCAGGAGTTAGGGAGAGAGTTGTATATTTTTATTTCTCCGTTTATTTCTATTGCTTTCATATTGTTATGGTGTTGTATCAGATGCTATTGGAGCTACTGAATAATAAAATATTTCACTTGCAGAATCGTCCGCAACAAGTATTTGTATAAGGTTTGTTGTGGAACCATCATAGTCTACACTACCTACTTTATTAAATGTAGCACCACTCATTGCTAAAGTTGGTGTATGATTTCCTGATAATATAAAATCTACTACTTGTCCTTGCTTTGGATTAGTTATAGTAAAAGTTGCATTGCCATTCATTGTTGCTGTAAATGTAGTAGCTGCTGAAAAATCTAATGTTTGGTTTGTTCCAGTTCCTAATGCGCTTAATACAGTATATCTATTTTCTAATTTGTCATGAGTTACTTGGTTATCGGCTATATGAGCTGTGTCAATACTACCATCGGTATAATGTTCTGAATTAATTGCATCATCAGCAATTTTAGCCGCTGTAATAGCGTCTGCCGCTATTTTTGCAGTAGTTACTGATCCATCAGCAAATTTCGCTGCTGTTACCGCATTATCTGCTAATACGTTTGCTGTTACTTTTGTTATTGCCATTTTTGTTTAATTATTAATTATGTTTAAAAGCCATATATATGTAATTACCATTGTTTTCATTTACATCACCTCCTGCATAAGCGGGTTGAAATCCAGTTGATAAAAAATTAACAGCTTGACTTCCACCTTGTGCATTCCCTAAGTTAGGATATAGAGGTGGACCACTTGGATTAGATGAATCTCTAGCGGTATCATAGATGTTCCAATTAGAAGTACCATCACTTCTTTTTATCAAAACAAAGTTAGGTTGAAATCCTGTAGTTACAGTTGGTCCTGTTGCATTTCCATTACCAGTGTAAGTTCCAATTTTACTATATCCTGATACAGAATGCCAACAATAAGCTATATAGTTATAATTATTTTGACTTGTAAAAGCAGTAATCGTTGTACTTGTAGCTCTTGTTGACCAAGCCCCTGTCTCGTTTGTTGTAAAAGCGCTGCTGCTGTTTAGGTTTCCATAATCATAAGAACCATCAATAGCGTTTGTTTCTACAAACCAATCTTGCGCAGAATCCAACCTTTTATATATCACGAATTCCGGAGTGGACGAAAGTCCATGCGCAACGGTTTGATTTGCCGAACCATTTGTTGTCCATTTTACAATAGAAAAACCAGCTGCCGGATTAGCACTAACTATAGAATCTATAGTGCCATCTGTTAATATTGAGGGATGTTCTGCCGCTTTCCAATTCCATGCAACATAGCTTAAACCACTTCCATTTGATGTTCCTGAATCTGCACTATTTACTTGGAATCCGTTTGATAATGATTTATTCAAATGTGATTCTGTATTTTCAGCACCATTACTGTGAGATGAAAGCATCGAATGGCGCATTGCTCTTATCTGGTCATGCAAATTATGACCTTTATTAGAATCACTACACTTAATCCACGTTAACCCTGGTCTAAACCCTACAGACGTAATATCCTGAGTTCCGCCATTACCTGTATATGTTACTGTTTTAAAACTACTAGCTAAACTTGGTGTTGTTGCTAAAGGATTATTAGCCCAAGCCATATAGCTCCACGTGCCTGATGCAATATGACTCCCATTTAAAACAAATCCACCTTCTGCAAATCTTATAGTAACAGAAGTATCTTCATTTGACATATCAAATGCCAACATACTCCTTACTGATTCATAATAACCATCTCTTCTTCCATGATTATACGTATACGGCTGATTAGCGCTAGGCCTTTTATAATCAAATATATACCATTTCCCTGAACCATCTGTTTGTTTTAAAATAACTAGTCCTGGAGCAAATCCTAAATGAATAGGTGTGCGTTTATTACTGCTTCCTGTAAATGTTCCAAATTTAGAAAATCCAGCTATACTTTTAAAAGCAAGAAATAACCAATCTGCATTCGTACTGCCCCCTGTCCATTGTAATGAAAAAGTTGATGAATTTACAGTAGAATTTATACCAGAAGTATATATAGAATCTGTAGTATTTGGCTTTAAAAATCCATCCCAACTGTTTGCATCTTTAAAATATGCTCTTTTTTCATAATTAGATTGGTCTGTATTAATAACCCATAAACAATCAGGTTCGCTGCCCATTCCATGTCCAAAAGTTTGGCTAGATGTCATAGGCGTATTACTCATTTTACCCATTGTTATACCTTTAGCAGTGTTTAATTGCACTGTAGTATTTACATTCCCATCGCTATTTGTTGCTGTAGTTCCTCCATTAACTTTCCACAGCCAAATTATATAAGCTTCCGGCTGAGTATTATTATTTTGGACACCACCTGATCCGTAAATACTATAACCAGTAGGACTATTAAATGTAGTATAATAGTAATTTCCATAAGGGTTCGCTCCATTCATGAATGTTGTTTTTTGAACATCCATTGATGTTTGTAATGGAACCTGTCCTCCTGCTTGCCTATCAGTTAACATCATTATATCAGGTTTAAATGCTGCATTGTCTGATGGTGTTTGTGTAGCCCCTGTTCCTGTATAAGTATGAGCTGAAAATGTAAAACTTGGGTTATCGTTTTGTATTGTTAAACTAAATGCTCTATCTTCTGTTTGGTTTTCATTATCAGTAGCAGTTATAGTAAAATTACTGGTTGTGTCTGCCGTAACGCTTGGTGCTGTTCCTGTTATTACACCTGTGCTAGAATTCAAAGAAATACCACTTGGCAATGATCCTGATGTTACAGCAAACGTTACTGTTCCCCCGTCTGTTTCTGCAGCGGCTACGGTTACATTAACAGCCTCTCCCTCTAATATACTACCTAAACTTCCAGCTGAAGTTGAAAAAACCGGTGCAGCATTATAAGTTATTGCGTTTATTGCTGTTGCTGTTCCCGCATCTGTATTTGTAAAAACTATATTATAACTTCCTGCTGATTTTGCAGGAGCTGTAAAAGTTAATTGTGTAGCGCTGTTTACTGTAACAGAAGAGGATAAAGTACCCCCTACTTCAACAGTAATACCAGTATTAAAACCTCCTCCGTTTACAATTATTGATTCTCCCCCATCAGGTTCAGCTGCCGTTTTACTGCCTGGATAATCTATAGATGAAAAACTAGGAGGAACTATTCCCATTCCTAACCACGATGTTCCATTATACACTTCACCTTTACCTAATGTTGTATTAAATCTAAAATGGCCCACAGCTGGACTACTTGGCCTCTGAGCTGTTGTGCCTGAAGGTAATTTTACAAAATCAGTATCGTCACTGAATCCTAAAAGGTTTTTATCTAATTTAGTTAATGCCATTATTCAGGTTTAGAAGGTTTTGTTTCTGGAAAATCAGCTGTTGTAGGCCAATCTCTTAATTCTTGTCTATATGTAATCCACGCGTCTCTGTTTGGATAATCAGGTGTTTGCGCTATATTATCAGTTTTACCTAATTCAAGGTTCCTCCATTCAATCCATTCTTCATTAGAAATAGCAGGATCATTATTTATAAACTCTCCATTTTGATACCCCCAATTAATTTTAATTTCATCGTCTTCTAATAATACAGTTTCTTTTTCAAAAGACTCTATAAAATCAGCATCAGCTATTATTATATCTGTAATTATGTTGTTTTCAATTATACCGTATCTTGCCATTTTAATTTATTTTATTCAAACCAAGTTATTCTAACAAATCCATTAGCAGCATTAGTACCTTTACCTGAGCCACCACCTGTGTTAGCTAAAGGCGATATAATACCTGTACTTTGTTCAGCAGCTGATTTTTGTGCTGAACCTCCACCTCCAAACCCTAAAGCTCCAGATTGAGCACCAGCTTTATTAAGCGTAGAGCCTGATACACTCATTTTTGCTCCACCGCCGGGCCCAACATAAGACGTTGCTCCCCCTGAACCTCCTTTTGAAGTAATTGCAGTTCCACCTGCTGAATTAAAAGCTATAGTGGTATCTCCTCCGCCAGACCCATCTCCTGTCCCACCCGCTCCTATTGTAACAGCGCATCCGGTTGTACCGGTTAAAGTTGCATAACCAAATTTAACTTGCCCACCAGTTCCACCCTCGGGATAATCATTGGAGCTATATTGCCAAAACCCTCTTTGGCCACCTCCTACCGCTAAATATGCTACTCTTCCACCTTTATCTATTAAAGCTTGTGTTGGCGTCAATGTTCCGCTAGATGTA